TTGGTTTCCCATCTACCAGCAGCTTTGGAATCCTGTGATAATTTTACTTCAGGAAAGACAGACTTGTATTCCTCTCCATCCATCATGTTTCTCACCTTACGACCAAATCTGTAAGAGAGTTCGGCTGTGTGGGTGGTTTGAATGATCTTGGTCTGTGGTTTGTGGCCCATGAGCCAAGCAGGAAAGAGAAAGGACGCAAATTCTGACTTCGTATGACGAGGGGGCATGTTGACAATTAATCTTTTAATCTCGCCTGATAGTACCTTTTCGAACTTCTCACCAATCCTGCGGTGATGTTCACCTTCCACGAACCCCGGCCACACAGTAGAAACGAACGTTAGAAAGGAGTCTCTTGCCTTTTTTGATAGTTCTAGTTGTGTCTTTCTTAGTTCTAATTTTAGTAGTGCTTCCTTTGCTTCATCAGCAGTCATGGAAGTCACATCAAAGTCATTTCTCATATCAGAATTATTATCATAGTAATTATTTGTGTAAAACACAACCTATGTGCTCATCCTGTAACTCCTAGGGGGGCATTTAACCCCCGCCCCCGTAGGGCGGACGACCACCAGATATGGTGGTCTAAGGTTAAGGGACTCCTAGATGTAGTGTTTGGAATTTTGTTGATGGGTCTGGGGATGGGTTTGGAGATGCGTGGGCTGGAGATTATCCAGCCCTGCGTGATTTAAAATAAGTCTGAGTGTTTGTCAGCCAGTTTAGACAGTAAACGTCTACCCCAAGCTTTCACCTCAGGATCAGAAGTAGTAGTAATAAGATGATACATTTCATTACTAAGAAAATTAGCGATAGCACGATAATCTACTTCCTTTCTTGTTGTGATAGTGTCGTCTCTTTCAAGTCTTTCGACTTCAGCCAAACGCTCTTGCAAGTCTGCAAAAGGTCTATTGACGACATCATTGTTATTAGGCATGACTATAAGATACATTAATCCTAATTAGTTGCAAGAACTTATTAACTTATCTGTGGATAACTTTTGTACCATTCTGTCGCACCCTTGACCACACAAACTCCGCCACTGCCACCACCTCCGCCACTGCTGTAGCAGCCCCTGGCCACATCCGCGGTTTTTATTATACCTATATACACATGCGTAAAATTTATGGCTGAAATGGAGAATGGCACGAGGGCAAACGCCCCCGCACCGAAGATTTTTATTACTGAGTTTGGATTTGTAGTAAAGGAAAGTTCTCTGTTAAGAGTTCGCTCTCTTGATCGTGATCAACAATCGGCTTGAGTTCGACACTCTCAACGATTTGAGTTTTGTACTGATTGTACATTAAAGGTTGCTCAACCTTGAAACGCACACTATCAAACTTTTTATATTCACGTCTGATAACATTCATCTTATGGTCAAGACCTTTGAGGACTTTTTCCTCACCGACAAAAGATTTAACTATTGTCTTTTGTTCTTTCAACTTCGAACTAATGAAGTTGTTTAGTATTGTTAGTCTTACTAACTTGTCTATTTCCTTCTTCTTGTTCATGTTGCCTCCTTTGGCTTTAGAGCATACAACCTAGCTAGGTGAAGATTTAATCTTACATAACGCATGCTCATGTATTTAATATAGTGATATCCTAACTAATTGCAAGTAATTATTTTAATTAAGTTGTGGATAACTTTTTCCAAGCTACACAGGTCGTGCTGTCAGGATCGCGGCCCGGGGACAGCTCACCACTATACTATAAGGTATACCCTAAGGGTTAGAGGCGAATGGAAAATGGAGAACGGCTGACAGGACGAAGAACCCTGCTTTGTAGACCAGCAGCCAGAACCCAACTACGATCAACAGAGTGAAGGTGCTTCCAACTCCAAAGGGGATTCTTGAAATGGAAAACGCCAGCACAACGACAGCCATGCAGGCGATCCCAAAATATGCGAGAAAGGCAGGCACTACTCAGCTGCCGTTTCTTGATGGAGAGCTGTGCTTATTTCATCAAAACACTCCTTAGACTCTTTATCATCCATGATCTGGCGACACACTTCTTCCGCAGCCCACCACGCCAGCAGGTTTCTAAATTGCAGGTCTGATGCCACGTCACTGGATCCGTTAAAGGTTTCTATAAAATGGAGAATAGAATCAGAGCCACAGTCAGAGTACGAGTCCCACAACATCTGCCAAATCTCCTCTTGGTACTTTTCATAAAATGCATTCGTGTCTGCATAGTATATCAGCTCACCGATCGTGCCGCCCTGGCATCCGTTCAGGACAACATCGGCGATGGTGTCTTCATCCAGATTGCTTGTGATCCATTCCTTGATGGAGTCTTGTTTAAACTCTACTGGCATGATGGACCTCCTCTCTCCAGCTCACAAACCAGGGACAACGGTCCCAGCCATGTTGAAACAATAATCGGTATTCAATGTGCTTGAAATGGTAATTCATTTTCTTTCTCCTTTGTTTAAGGCTCCCTGCGCATCCTCCACTTGCCACAGGAATTAAGTGATGACCCGCCTGTTGTTCTTAATTTCGTCACGAATTAAGCAGTGTGGATCGGGAGACACATACCTTAAGATATATATAGTCCTAATATGTTGGGATGTCAAGAGGTAAAACAAAACTTTTTTATTTAAACTCCTGCTGTCCAGAAACCCAGCATCCGGGGCTGCAGCTCCTGCATGTATATAGAGGTAGTATAAAGGTGTGGATATGAATGGAGAATGGACAATGGAAAAAGGGTGGTGAGCCGAGGACTTCGACTCACCGTTTTGTTTAATGTTTGGCTAACTAAACAAAGAAGGAAGAACTTAGGAGTAGCAGAATGTACTCCTGCTGTCAACCATCACAGCCAGGGATGCGAGCTGCTGGATCTTCTTAATAAGGGGTAATGGGTTGTGGCTATCGGAATGGAAACTAATGGAGCTTCGTACTGGAGCTGCCATCTGGAGTCCAGGCACCCAGCAGGTGCATCAGGAGATCCCAGCTCTGGGACCTGGAACCCCGGTCAATGGAACATAATGGAGACTTATCGCTAATGGAGACGGGATCACGGACAATGGACCCTGAGAATAATTTGGCCCCCTTCGTAAGAGGGTCTCTGGCAAGTACAAATACGGGACAGCCCGCAGAATAATGCCTGTGAATCCACGCAATTTGATGCGCTGAGAAGTTTAGCTTATTATTGATTATTTGCTTTAGCTCTAACCAAAAGCCACGTTTGTAAAAACCAAACAAGTCAGGCACACCTAGTCCTGTTGATGTTTCAATTCTTGTCCAAATGACTGATTTTGTGTTATTTTTTAGTTGTTTGTAAAGATTCTTTTCTTCCGCCATGTTTGATTATCCAGCACCTTTCTTCATCTAAATCTACCATCAATAACTCAACCCTAAGTTTCTTTTGTAATGGGGTTAAAACTCGGTTAATGGGTTTACCTTTTTTGTTTCCTTTTGCATACATCAAAGCCGTTTTAACGTCATACAAATGGACTTTTCCACGCTTATCAATGGCAACAATATCTACGCAACCAGTATCATGTATCGTCTTGAAGACTAAATTCCCCTTCTTCAGTAGGTAAGTCATCGCGATGCTCTCCGATAAGTGACCCTTCAGATGAGTCTTGTTCAATAACTTCATAGTCTCCTTGAATGGATAGTTTTTTTCTAAGTTCAATTAATTTATCCTCTACCTCTCCTACCGACATTTGATCAATCGTGCCATGCATGATTTCTTTCCTGTCAATATATAAGCCAGCCACCATACCTCGGTACTTTTCGGCAGCAATAGCTCCTGTGTAATTACCAGCTGCTTCTGCTGAGTCTCTGAGTTCTGCTAGTTTTTGCACATGTGATTTATATGTAATGGAGTATCTACGAGCCAGCTCGGCACGCCTTCTATCCATTTCTGCAACAACATGTGGGTAGTATTTAGGGTTTTGTAATTGACTTGCGTTGACAGTAGCACCACTTTCAGCGTATCCAGCATCAATTGCGCACTGTTTTGCACTCTGCAAATGCCCTTTTTCGATGAAAATATCGACAAATTTCTGCTGTTTTGGGGTCAATTCAAGCATTTTTACCTGTTTTTTTGATGTAGTTTTTTCCATTTTTTAACTGAAGACCCTCCAAAAAGCCTTATTTTTCAACAAATTGTGTAAACCAAAAGCGATCCGTTTACAACGAGATGACAACTTATTTACAGAGGGAACCCGCGATATATATATGTTTTTACTATATTGTAAATATGTAAACCGATTTTGTTGTTTTCGGACGGTTTTAGATTTAATTTGTGTAGAATAATATATATAGTGATTTACATGAATTGGAGCAATTTGAAATTGGTCCGTGTTTCGTGGCTCGATACCGTTGAGCATCCGTCCGGGTGGTATGATAAAGAGGATATCGAAAAGCTTGAAGATGTGGCCCTGGTCCATAGTTATGGATTACTCCTAAAACAATCAAAAAAATCTGTTACTTTAATCGCAGACTTTATACCAGAGTCCAAAGAGTTTGGTCGGTCGACCGTGATTCCCAGAGGAATGATAGAAGAAATAGTAGACATATTCGATCCTACTAATTAAGTGTAGCAATACCTCCGCTAGCAAATTGTTGGCCTGAAGCCATTTGAAACGCTTGTTGATAAGGCATCCCTTGGTTCATATACATCGCATAAATCCTTTGTTGTTCAGGGTTCAGTGCATTTACACGTTGATTAATATCTCCAGGATTAAAAGCAGATTGTACAAAGTCTTTACCTTCCGAAAATTTTGTTTTTACCGAGTCAAGTATTCTACCGAGCGTACCACCGCCTGTAATAAATTCACCCGCAGCACCTAAAAGATTACTAACACCACCAGCCATATCACCAAAGAATTGTGCGGTGGTAGGCGCTTGTGCTGTCAGTTCAGGTCGCATCATGGATAAAATTTGTCTACCTTGAGCGTCACGCATGACAGGCATACCCGGTGTTGTAAAGTTTAAGCGTTCAATACCACCTGTGTTAGAAGGTCTTGCACCTAATAGCTGTGCATTTTGATATTGTCTGGCTTTGTTTAAATAATTTTGTACGTCTGCGGAGCGACCATATTTTTGTTCTACGTTTGCAACTTGATTTAAAAACTTATCTTTTCCACCCGCTTGTTCAAACATTGTTGTTTGATCTTGATCACTGTAATTTTTATAAGAATCACCGCCTGGTGTATAACCTGATCCAGGACTTGTACCACCAGAAGAGGCAGGTCTTTTTGGAGTAGGTGTTTTATAAACAGGAGTTTGATTTCGATAAGACTTCGAAGCATCGTAATTTTTATTTTTTCCTGCAAATACAGCCATTATTTAGTTTTTCTTTTTTTGAGCATATCTCTAGCTCTTTTTATGTCACTAGCATTAAGTCTACCTGAAGGTTTAAGTTTTTTTGCTTTATTAAAAACTGCTTTGTTTATTCCAGCCATACCTACCATTCCAGGTGTTTTCTTAATTTTTTCTAATGAATCATTAATTAGTCTAGTTGCTTGACGCAAGGGTTTTGTTTCTTTTCTAAATTTTCTTTGTCTTGGTGTTTGTCCTTTTGGCATTGTTTACTCCTTGGTCCGTGTTTCGTGGGTTATAATCTTGTGTCTATAGTAGGAACATAACAAAAAATAAAGTCAAGAGCAAAGATTTATTGACTTTTAAAAACAGTCTTTGATACAGTAATAGGTACGCACTAACGCATATAAGGGAGGTTTATCATGCAAGAATTAGAAAAGAAATTAGAAGAAGCGTACATAGTCATTGCTCTGTTACAGGCGCAAATATCAGAAAAGAAATAAGACTATGTGGTGGTCGGTGAGCCTTGATTCAAGGCTCCAGAACCCCTAGTTACAATCTTATGCCACTGATCGTGGGTAAATTCCTCACTGCTACCATCTCGATATAATACACGATACATCAAGTATTCCTGCATCTCCGGTGGGTTAGACACTTTCGTGAAGATTTCTACATTAGTTACAATATCTTTGATCATCTTGGGAAAGATAACACATTTCCGTCCTTGAGTTTACTTATTTTTTGTACAATTAAACGGCGTGTTGCTTCCTGTAAATCCTTGGTATCACCCACGAGTTCGTGGTCCCAAAGATCAGCACAGGCTCGTAGTGCTTCTACCTTATGTTTTTTATTTTTAAAGTAGTCTTTATCATGATCAATAAGATCAAGCACCATACGCCTAGAGATTAGGGACTCTAGGTCTTCTGTCATCATGTTTATATCCATGAGACAATTCTAATGATTCCTTGGGGTTTGTAAAATAACTTTTACCCATAATTTTCTCGGCTCTTTTCCTCGCTCTGCGTCTCATATCTCGTTGATGAGAATAGCGTATGGAATGCCCTCGACCGTCTTGATATTCGTATACAGGTTGAAATTTCATGGTCTTTTCGCTACATAAAACTCAGAGGGTCTACCATTTAAAGTAGTACCATCTTTCCACGTTAAACCAATTGTATGATAGTTTGTTCGACAAACAATTAAGTATTGACCAATATCATCTTTAATCACGTCATACTGCTTGTTACCCCACTTGACAGGTTTACCCTCATCAACAGCTTTTTTTATTTCGTCTAGTTTCATTACATCCTCCTTTGTAGGTCAGCCGACCTGAGTTGTAGCTAGAGGAAAGGCACTCTTACTAAAACTCACAGCTTTTCACAATACACTACCGTGTATGCTATACATCTGCTTTACCCGAATTGGGCCGGCGCAATCGGAACTTGTTATCTGATTTCAGATTTTTCACTATCCGCAAAATCAAAAAAATCGTTTTTATTATCCATAAATTCAAGTGTGCTTTGTAATTTACGTTCTGCTTCTTTTAAGCCATCCAGGTATCCTTCTAAAAAAGCTACCGTTGTGGGTAAAGAAAACTGTGTACGATCATGCTTCATATAGCCAATCGCATTAGATAAATGTTTCTTTAATTGTTCTTTATTTTCGTAGTTTGCCATTCTTCTTCTCCTCTTGTCTAAATTTGTATTCATCGTCAATCAGTTTTTGTATAAATCCACCCATGGTACAGTAATCTTCTTCTGCCATCGGTCGTGCTTTATTATACACAGCGACTTTGATAGCTACTGATTTGTATTTACTTGCATCCATTAAATAACTCCTGTTACTATTAATAATATATAGGATAAAAAGCCCAAACCAACGAACCAACGCAGTTTAGTAATGATAAATATTACACAAAGTAGTAGTATTAATAAATAAGCCATGTATCCTAATTTCTTATTATAATATAAGAATTTATGGTATAAATGTCAATAGGGGTAAATAGATGTTAAAATTCTTTTTAGTAGGCTGGGCGTGTATCGGATTAGGTTACGATCAGAAATGTGTAAAGTTAGGCTCAGAAGTTATCTTTGATACGTATGAAGAGTGTAATGAGTATTATCGTCTGGTAGCTACAGAACTAACAAGCCGTGATGACACAATTAAATTACAATTTACTTGTGCATCATCAGGCGTATTAGAAGACGTATTATAGAGTTCTTCGTATAAAATTAGGGAATTGACCTTCTTCTTTAAAAGATCTATATGCTGCATACCAATCTTTTTTATATTCTGCTTGGCAGAAGTCTTTGATTGATTGGTCTTTATCTTCACTCTTAAAAAAATTTAAAAAATGATCTTTTGCTTTGTTGGTTAAGTTAAACATGATTTTTCTCCTGGCATACTTATACACAGAAAAATAATTTTTGGTTTTGTTTTGATTGCATGGCAGTTATGCAACTGATAAAATATTAGGATAGCAACGGCCGAAACATGAAAGGAATTTTGTGTATCGCAAAAGTTATTAGATTAGTGTCTCTTGCAAATAAACAGTTTAATAATTGTCGTTGCTAAATATCAAACTCAGCTTCAAATTCAACATCTGGTTCAGCTAAGGGAATATATAACGTTCTACCGTTAACTCTTTTTACAAAGGATGTTCTACATAGCAGGCAATGATAGTTATCATTATCAATACGAAACATAGGAACAATGACATGTTCATACGAACAGCTTGGACATAGTGTTGCTTCTACTTTGTCATCTTTCTTTTTATCTATTTCGCCTCGCCCCATGATGGTCCAACCTCACAATCTAATTTTACAGGCACTTCTAATTGCACTGCATTTTGCATAATCTCCATAATTTTATTCTTTTGTTCTTCACTGTCAAAAGAACAATCTAGTTCATCATGCACTTGAATGTGTGGTATAATTCCTTCTTTATGTAAATCTACCATTGCTTTCTTTGTCATGTCAGCAGCAGATCCTTGTATAATTTTGTTTAAAGCTTTGTATGTAAAGGCACGGCGTATCTGTTTGCCATGTTCTCTTTCAGCTTGGTCCCTGGGCAGTGGTTTGTGGACCCCGTAGCGTGAAGGCTCCCACATATCAAATCGACACTTACGACCCAGTAATGTTCTTACATGACCCACATCAGCAGCTTTCTTCATGGTTCGTTCAATCATTTCTTTTACAAAAGGAACACGTCCATGATACTTCTCAAAAAGGTCTTCAGCCTCACCAGGTGTTAATCCTAGCTCAGATGATAGTTTCCCCTTACCCATGCCATAGAATAGCCCTAAATTGATGGTTTTAGCCTTCTTACGGTCTATTTTAGCCATCTCGGAGACCATTGTATGGAAGTCTGTGTTGGGGTCTTCATGGTATGCGTTGACAAACTCATCTGCGCCTTTCAACCCACCAGCGGTTAAGCTAGCGAGGTGAACCACGAGACGTGGTTCTTGTTGTGAGTAGTCGAACGCACCCCATTGCATCCCCTCTTCGGGTTTAAAGAGCGAGCGTATCATCGGTCCTAAAACCTTCGAGGAAGGAACTTGTTGGAGGTTTGGTGTATTGTAGCTGAGTCGTCCTGTGACGGTGCCACCACCATCTCCCCGTAATTGGTTTATTTCAGCATGGATTCTTCCCTTATGTTCATGCTTTAAAATTGTATCAATAAAAGTCGTTCGGGCTTTGTTATATTCTCTGGCCTGAGCGACAGCTTGAACTAACGGGTGTCCATGAGTGCGGAGGAAATGCTTGTCGAATTTTGGAGCACCCGTCAATTCCGTTCGTGCGTATGGAAGATCCAGTGCATCGAACATTTTAGATATAGATTTAGCTTCCCACACATTCACTTCACATCCAGTTTCATTTTTTATTTTCTGTAAATGTTCAGACTCTTCTTTTAAGAGTTTGTTCTTTGTGCGTTCCGCTTGATCTACGTCAACTCTAACACCATGCCATTTCATATCAATCAAGACTGGTAAGACCTGGTGCTCTAACTCATTAATGTGAGTTAAATCTTGTGCGAGGATTTCTCTTTGAAGAACGTGATATAATTTTAACGCAAGCTCGGCATCTTGTTCTGCATAAGGTCCAACGTACATGGGAGGTAATCTCCACATGTCGTTCTTTGCATCGACACCCCATTCTTTTGCTGCTTCATATAACAGTGCTTCTGATTTCTTTTCCCCTAAATAATCTTGTCCAACAATATTCAAAGAATATCGCATTCTGTTTTCATCTAAGATAGGTGCCATTAACATGGTATCCCAAATCTTTGATGTAATTCTCATGCCCATACGTTTCATCCAACCGATATCGTACATGGCATTGTGACAAACAATTTCAGGACAACGATCTAACATGTCTTGAAACTGTCTCATAAAAACTTTTTTATCGTAGTTACCTGGTGAGTCGTGATCAATTGGAAAGTATCCTTTAAAACCTTCCCATGCGATTGCAACGCCTACAACTTTTCCATTACCAGTTGCCCACCCTGGTCCGTGTTCCTTGATTCCTGGATCGTATGTTTCTAAATCAATAGCAACAGGTGTTTGTCCTTTGTAATCTATAAACTCAGGACAGACCCACTCACTCGGTGGTTGGAATAGTGGATTTTGAATCGACATCTTTCTCCTTTTCTTTTGGTAAATAAACCTCTACTTCGCTTTGACAGTAATCACAACTCAGGGATGTAAGGACGGAAAAGACATCGCTTTCTTCTGCAATATCATAATCATTATTCCATCTTAAATCTTTGTTGCAGTGCCAACAGTTCATTTTTTATTTAATTCATCCTGCCATGCTTCTAAATTTACTGTAGCAATATCTTCTACCAAGAATGGTATCCAACTTTTATCAATCTCTACAGGCTGTGGCCAAGACTTTTTGATATCCTTCATTTCTTTCTCTATTAAAGATATAAATACTTTTCCGTCTTTGTAAACAATCC